ATAATTCACATAAAACCATTGCGATTCTTTAAGAAGAAATTGATTAGCTGCAGAACCATCTACATCTTTTAATTGTCCAGTTAATAATACTGAACCTTGTGGTGTTAGAAAATCAACATGACCACTCCAACCACTAGCAATTACGGGTTTACCCGTCATTGAAAATTCTAATAACGGTCTTCCAAATCCTTCACCATGAGTAAATGAAATACCGGCTTTAACTTTTGGATGATTATATAATGCCCACATATCATCTGAAGATAAATCTCCATGCAATAAGTAAATTGAAACATCACTATTTACTTTTGATACAACATCATTTATTTTTCTTAGCATCTCTTCTCTATCTCTTACACTAAAACTAGCCGATGAAGTCTTTAAAATAATTGCAGGTTTGTTTCCTTTTGTTCTACTGAATGAAGAAAGAAATGTTTGTAACATACCTCCAATATCTTTTCTATCATGATAAAGATTTCCTTGCAACCAATGCCCTACAAATAAAAATGCAAAATCTTCTTTTATATCATCTATTTTTTTAAGAGGTGTTACATTTTTGTAATCAACCCCTTCAAAAAGAACTTCAACTGCTTTTTCAACTTTATGTTCTTTGATTATTTCCTGAGTTTCTTTTTGTCTTTCTGTCCATACAGTTCCTAATATTCCCGATTTAGAATGCGTTGAAGTTGTGATTACTAAATCCATTCTATTACAACCTTCAACCCAATCTTTAGGAATTATAGTAGATTCGATTCCAGCAGTAATCCCAATATTAAATTTACCTATTGTTTGAAATTCATTTGGAACTGTCATTTGAACATAAACATCTGGCTGTCTATTTATCTGCGTTACTATGTTATCAATTACCCATTTATCAAATTCTTTTGTAGGGTCTAATTGATCCATTGGAGTTACACCCCATTTTGTAGATACAATTTTAATATCGTAGTAATCTAAATCTTTAAAAGATTTAAGAAGGTCTCTTGCGTGATCCCCATAACCACTCCTAGTCGCAACAGGAGCTTGATATAACAAAAAAGGTTTGCTCATAATTAATTTTTTACAAATACTCCACCAACTGTTTTACCAGTTCTATCTTTAATTTCATTCCATGCTGCTTCTAAACATTCGGATGGTTCTAACCCTAATTGTTTAGAAAGGATAATAAGTGTTACAAATGAATCTCCAATACCATCTTTAACTTCTTCATCTTTTGATTTCAACAACGCCCCAGCAGTTTCACCTACTTCTTCTAATACTTTCAATAATTGCTTAGGTGCATTTTCTTTTTTAAGATATTTTTATCAGCTGCCCAACCTACTACATTATCAATTAATTTATCAAATGATGCAGGTGTTTCAAATAATTCTAATTGTTTTCCCATTTTATAATTTATTTTACTTTATATAAATCAAATCTTTCTTTTGGTTTCCAGTTTTCAAATGCTCTTTCCATACCTTCTACCATAGTATCAGCCATTCTTTGAGAATAAAATCCATTTTCTGATAAGAAAAATTCTCTACCTTTTAATCCCATTTCTTTTCTCTTCTCTTTAGGAATATCATACCAATATTTCATAGCATCTGCTAATTCATATACATCAACTTTATCATCAATGATATATGGAGTAGGAACTGAACCATTCATATTTTGAGCTCTTGCCCATAATGGCTTAATCCATTCACCATGTTCTACTTTACCTTCCCATTTTCTCCAATCATGTAACGAACCAATCTCTACATAATCTTCGTGTGTTAAAAGTTTTCCATCTTTCTTAAATCCACATTGGTCTTGCAATCCACCAGTTACCAATACGATAGAAGGTAATCCTGCCATAATTGCTTCACACGTTGTTAAACCAAATCCTTCATTTCCCGCGATATTAACTGAAATATCACAAAGATTTACGAGTTGATTTATTTGTTCGGTTGATAATCTATTAGTTGAAAACTTAATTTCAGTATCTGGTGCAATTCTACTAGCAACTGCAACTAAATCAGTTCCATTTTCGTCTACCGGTTGAGTATGCATTAAAAGTAAAACTTTCTTTTTCTTTTCTTCCGGCAATGAATCAACAAACATTTTATATGCCCAAATTACATCAGATGGTTGTTTTCTTCTGATATTACGATTTGACCAATATATTACAAACTCATAATCACTACCCGCGAATAATTTTTGTTTTAGTTCAGCATTTTCTTCCTCTAATGGTTTGTAAAGTTTTGATACACCATGCGGAACATAACTAATCTGCCAATTTTCCAATGGTTTCCACGTCTTTCCATTATCTAAAGCACCAGTTCGTTTTACAATACCATAAGTTTGTTTTGAAATACATCCAATCCAATCACAACTTTCATAATAATCTCTATTGTAATGTGGGTCTGGCAAATCATCCCAAATATGATAGAAGAAAATTGGAGTAGTTTGTCGGATTTCATGCTCTATATCATACAACCAAATCCAATATCGTGGATCCGTAAAATGTAGAATAGCATCAATCTTATGCTTATTTAATAAATTTCTGATTAAGTCGGCATCTCCATATCCATGATTAGGATATAGTATAACACTTGCATCTTCTACTCCACTAAATTTTCTAACATCTTCTGATACATCTATTACTTTTCCGTAATCGGGATGTTGAACAGCTGCTGCAACCTGTATCCAATTATACTTGTGAACCGAACCTAATACTATTTCTTTTGACATAGTAGCTATACCACTATGCATTCTTAAATCATCCGATAAAAGTAAAATGGTTTTTTTATTTGTATTCATAAATTAAAACTGTGAACCTGAAATTTGTAATTCAGCGAATGAATCTATTTTGTCTTTAAAATTTGGGTCTTCTACATATAGAGTTAAAGAACGATTTACTAATTTTTGTAAACTCATTTTATCATCTATTGTAACCCTTTTGAATTGAGAGTAAAGGTCTTTGAGAATCTTTACACTTGTTAATTTAACATCCATATCTTTTTCAATTTGTATATATAAATATATATATTTATTTTTTTGAAAAAGATGATTATTTCCAAAAAATTTGTATCGATACTATCACTATACAAAGAAAAATGCTGATTAAAGTTTTTGGAGTAATTGGTTCTTTTAGATAAAACCATGTCATAAATGAGAAAACTAATATGGATAATGAAAATCCAATAATTCTATTAGGCCAAGTCAATCCACCAAATGTTTCAATCATAACTTTTGTACTCCATATAACTGAATATCCGAAGGGAATACCAATTAATATCATTATTAGTGGGTTTTTATCAATCCATTTAGAAATTAAATGACCTTGCAATTGATAAAAAGAAACAATTTGTGAAAGTATTAAAAAAAATATTGCTAATAAAATCTTCATCATTATGCCCAAATTGAACAAATTTTTCTTTCCTTAAACTCACACCAATCACATTGTTTTCCTTTGTTAGTAGGATAATCTATTTGTTTATATTTACCCTCTTCATCGAAAACAGCATCTACAAATTCCATAAAACTTTTCCATGCTTTGTTGATAGATGGTTTCCCATTAGCGGGTATGTGTTTTGAAATGCGTGGTATTGGGAATTCTAAATCTTCTTTTATTTTTCTTTTTAGAATATGAAATTCTACATTAATTTTATCCTCTTCGATTTTAAACTTTTCTGCATAGAACTTTTTGTAAAGGAGTATTTGTGCATTCTTAATAGGGTCTGCTTTTTGATACTTACTCCAACCCGCAGTAGATGTTTTAAAATCTATAATTGTTATTTTTTTAGTTGCAACTTCTCTGATAATAATATCTACGAATCCAATAAAATGCACATTCTCTTTAATCTGCATATTCAATGGTAATTCTATTGCTACTAATTCATATCCTTTTTTAGAGAAGAATAATACTAATTTACTTTTAAAGTATTGTAGTATTTTCCTACCATCACCAAAGAATTCTTCCAACTCCTCTTTTGTACAAGGAAATTGCCCCTCCTCTAATTTTTCTTTTTCTTTATTAAAATTTTCTACTAATCGGTCTTTCAATAACATATCTAAATCCATCGCCATTGCAGAGGATTTAGTAGCATTATACATTACATCTAAAAACTTTTGTAATGTTTCGTGCATTGCTGTTCCGAAAATTAAATGAATATTCGCATTAGAAATAGATAATCCATCAATATAAGAAAGTTTATATTGTTGAGGGCAAGAATTCCACATTGAATATTGAGAGAACGATACTCTTGCCATTATTTCTTTTTTGTTTTTGGTTTAGAACTTTTTTTAGGTTTTTCTTTTTCTATCTCTCCATACTTTGCCTTAAGATATTCAAAATATTCAGGCCCTTCTTTTATATTAGTAAGGATATTATAGTAATCCAAAGCGGTAGATTTAGAACAGGTATATTCTATTTGTATTAACTCTACTAATTTTTCATTTGCAGTTTCTTCACCCTTTCCTTTAATATAACGAAGATAATATTTCCCTTTTGGAATAACTCCAATCATAAGAAGGTAATATAATTTGGGCTCCATTGTTTGTGTCAATGGTTGAAATTGTGAAACAATTTCTACAAAATCAAAGTTCATAGAAAGGAATCTATGAATCATATAATTACTCCACGTCTTTAAATCCTCTTCTGATAATTTCTCAAAGTAATTTGGGTCTTGATCCCTAGTTATAGCATTAAGATGGTCGAAAAGTGTTTTAGCCATTATCCAGCAATATATTTGTTATAGAATTCTAATTTAAATTGAGAATATCCAATCCTACAATTGTTTTGCCAATCTTCAAACCCACCATCATCACTTACCCATTTGTAAGAAACTATTGGTAATTTAAACTCTTTACAAACCCTTGTAATCGAATATAATTCCATCTCAAATATACTACATTTATTTAACAATTCCAACTTTTGAGGGGAGAAATTTTTAACTTTTTCCTTCGTAATAAAGGTTTCGGTAGTGAAACAACTAACACCTTCATTTTCTATCTGAAGATAATCGCCATCCGTATCAAATGGAGTTACTGAATATGGAACTAAGGGTTCTGCATCCATATCTCCATTATAAACATCTTTAACCTTTAATAACATTCCTTTATCCATTGTAAAACTTCCACAACTTCCAAAGTTACAAACTAAATCAGGTTTGTGTTCTAAAATTCCTAATGCTGTTTTATAACCGGCATTAATCTTCCCAACTCCTGTGTGTATGATTGGATAATCAAATAGATTATCATAACCATCTGATTCTTCTTTTAATGCACAAACAAATAAAACTTTCATATTATAATTCTAATGTTAATGATGGGTTGTTTTCAACAGGTGGTTGCGTAGGTACTTCTTCTTTATTTTCTACCTTTGGTTTTTTTCTTAATTCAGCAGGTATTAATTCTTCTACCACTTTTCCACAATTACCACAAAGTAAAATATCTACTGGTATAATTGCATCTTTTGGAGTTCCTGTAACTAATTTTGAAAATTTCTTTACAGTTACCGCGTTGATGAAGTACTCACCTCCGCAATTTGAACAATTAAAATCTTGTGCTTGAGACCAATCTAAACTAAATTGTGGTTGAGATTGTTGGTTTCCTAAAATTTGTGCCATAGTTTTTGTTTTTAAATTATTGTATTTTAATATATCTTTTTAATATTTCAAATATTTTTTCATGCCCCCTTTCATTTGGATGAGAAGGATCCGGTGTACCATAAGGTCTATCTTTCATTAAATATTCTTTCCAAAATGTAGTGTCATTTCCACTATATAATGGTTCTATTAGTACATCGGTAATTTTATTTTTTTCTGCAATTTGATCAATAAAGAAAAAATTTTCATTTTTAAATGTTTCATAGAAACAGTTTTTAGTTTCACTATCTTCAGTTAAAAACTTTATCATTGTGTTAGCAAAAAAATTAGAATCAAAAACTTGTGTATCTTTGTAATTTAATTTATACCCCATAATAGGAATTGGTATATCAAAAAATAAATGTTCTATATTATTTTTAACAAACCAATCGTGCACTAAATACATTGAATATGAATTTTGTTTGAACATCTCTCTTAAATAGCTTACCCATTTTTTGTGATCAAAATCATTTTCATAATTCCAATACTTTCTATTATAAAAATTTTCATATTCAGTCCAATATCCTACCCATTCATTTAATAATAAAACTCCTTGTTTGGTTTTATATTCATCTATAAATTCATCAACTCTAAAACTATTAGCGTTCACCTCATACATAAATCTATTCCCGTACCAAGGGTTAGGAAGTATATTTTTATCCACTTGTCTTTCAAAATAGGTAGTCTGAAATAAAACTAAACTATTTTAAAAAAT